TTTGCCTGACGTAAGGCTTGAGGTTTGAGTTTTCTTTTTTGCTCCTTCTTGGAGTGGTGTTGCCAGTTTGGTGTATTCATGGCACCATTCTACTGAATCCTTTGAACTTCTCAAACTTTATCACATTTTGAAACTTATCGTACATCTCTGTCTTGTGACTGATAACAAAGATGTTTGCGTCTTTGATTACAAATCTGATGATCTTCAGGAAATCATCTGTACCAAAACCATCAAGAGAACTGTCAAACACTTCATCCATAATCAAAAGATTAGTGTTGGCAGAGTTCTTGAACCTCGCAACTTCTCTCCAGGTGAAGAGAAGGGCTAAGTCAATTCTCATTTTCTCACCCTCAGAAAAAGATGAATACGAGAACTTGTCGTGAATTGGTGATTTAATTGTCTCGTTAAACTCTTCATCGAGTTTGAAGTTGATGTAAAAGTCCATCAACTGTAGATAACGATTAACCTGCTGGTTGATAAGTGGGAGGTACTTTTTGATAATTTTAGTCTTGACTCCTCCGTCTTTTAAAAGATCGTAAGCAAAACTCTGGTAGTTAACCTCTTCTTTTTTCTCGGCAAGTTGATTGAAAATAGATTGAAGCCCTTCTCTAAGTTCTTCTAGTTTCTCATGTTCAGAATTTCTGTTTTGTAACTGATCGGTAATAGTTTGAATTTCCGATTGTAGATCTCTTGACTGTCGCTGCAGTCCAGAAATTCTAGTATTGTTTTGAGAAATGCCATGCGTTAGAGAAGTAACCTCCTTTGTTAGATTAGTGAATTGAAGCTCTCGGTTTTCTTCTTCCTTTATCGACTCCTCCAGTTTTTGGAAACCTTCTTTGAGTTCCTGCAGCTTAGATTGAGCTTCAACTATTCTATCTAGGCGAAAACTTTCTTCAATTCCTTGCTTACAGGTAGGACAGACCGTATTCTCTTTAAAAAACTTATGATTTTCGGTAAGAGTTGATACTTTTTGAGACAAAGTGCCTTTAATATTACCAAGTTGTCTCAACTTTTTGTTTGCATTAGCAAACTTAGAAACATCTTCTTGCTTACCATCAAGATCACGATTCAAGTCTCTGTTCTTCAACATCAACTTTTCAATGTCACAATCAATCTCTTTGATCTTAGAATACTTACGATTGATGGTTTCCATTCCACGTGCTTCCAGATCTTCAATGAAATGCTCCTGCATTTCAACTTTATCCTTGGCAGCATTCTTTTTGACCTCAAGAGATCTAATGCTTTCTTTGTTCTGACGAATATCCTCTTTGATGAGATTGTTCATCGCAGAGAATACACGAATATCAAGCAAATCTTCAATCACCTCACGACGATGTGATGACTGAAGTTGCATGAAAGGAGTGAATCCAGCAGAACCCAAAATCACAATTTGAGTGAAAGACTTGTAGTTCAGTTTGAGAATGTTCTCTTCAAGGATCTTCTGATTAGCACGATCATCTGCTTCTTTATGAAGCATCTCACCATTTACAATGATATCAAACACATTAGGTTTGATACCACGACGAACAGTGTATTGTTTTCCACCGACTCTAAAATCAATCTCAACAACACATCCTTTCTCATTGGTAGAGTTTACCAACTGAGGTTTATTAATTTTACGGTATGGTTTATTAAACAGAACAAAACACAATGCGTCCAGAAGAGTAGACTTGCCTGCACCGTTTGTTCCAACGATTAGATTAGTTACATTATCAGTAAACGAAATCGTAGTTGGAATATCTCCAGTGCTGAGAAAGTTTTTCCAAGTAATTTTTTCAAACAGAATCATCTTTTTCTTCGGGTGGGATCACAATGTCTTCTGGACCAATCACAGCATATTTGTAATTATAAGCCTGACATGCTTTTAAAGCAAGCTCATCATCAACTTCAACTACTGATAGTTTATTATGCTTTTCCTTATTTTCACGTAATAGCATCAAATACCTTTCAGCATCCTCTTCTTCCTCAAAAAGAAAAAGGACGTTATCACCTTCAGCATCTGCTACTGCATATGCTCCAGAAGCATTTTCCGATGCTAGTAAAAACATTACTCTACTTCACAAGCCTCCCTATAGATTTTCTCAAAAAGTTTTTTAATGATGGATTTATCTAGTTCAGTTTCAGACTCATCAATATAACGATTCAAGATAGACATCGTATTCTCAGACTCTTCTACCTCAAAGTCATCATTCTCTTCAATGGCAAAGTTCTCAATGACTTTGACTTCTTCAGCAACAGAAGAAATCTTGTCAACAAACTTCTCAAAGTCCTTGGGATTTGACTTCTGACGAACAATAATTTTTACAATTTTGCCAGAATATTCGGTAGCATCGAACAATTTGTACGATGTGTCCTCATAATACACGTTGTAGAACATCCTGAATGGATTATTGACTGGTGTATGTTCTAGGGTTTCGGTATCAAAGATATGGAAACCTCTGTTGTCATTCACATCGTTCCAATACAACTCATAAGGATTACCAAGATAGAAAACCTTACCGTCATCAGAACGAGTATGATAATGACCAGAGAAGACTTTTTTGAAACTACCAATCAGTCTGGTATCGTCTCTTGCTTCCTGCTGAACGTGCCCTCTATGTGCTCTGAAACCATTCAGTTCAAGGTGACCCATGGCAATCTCGGCAGTGCTGTTATCAATGGCACTGTAGGTCTCTTGACGATTGTCATCATTGATCCATGGAAGGAACATGATCTTCCTACCATCAATCACCTTCTCGGAAGCAGAAGAGATAACCACCACATTACTATACTCTCGTAAGAGTAAGTCCACTGTGTTAATGTCGTTAGTGTTCTTGTAGTAGGCAGTATGATTACCCACAACCGTGTACACGTCCACTCCCATATCTCGCAGACGATCGTAGTAATTCTTTTTAGCCCACTCCAGAGACCAGAGATCAATAGACCTGCGGTTGTCAAAAGTATCTCCCATATCGATGACACATCTGATAGATTCTCTTTCAAGAGTTGGAAAAAATACTTCATTGTAGAACTTTAAAAAGTATTCGTGAAAGAACTTACTACCTTTTCTGGCACCGAAATGCTGGTCAGTGATAATGGCACACTTCATTGACGGTTCAACTTGTAGTGAATCTTTTCTTTGATACTATTATAGTCGGAAGATGTGCCATTTGCACCATCCTCAACGACCATGACTTGATCGTATCCAGTCTTTTCAATAATTTTAGTTTTAATTTCCAGTTGCTTCTTCTCTTTCTGAATCCTTCTCAGAAATGCGTAGTGAATAATCTGAGTAAAGTAAGCAAAGGGATTTGAAGATTTTGCAGGATCAAAATTGTGAATGTATTGAACACAGTTTTCAATACCATCCGAAATCATGTCCTCACGGAACATGTAATTGACAAAGTTTGGTTTATAAGACAAGTGAGTGGCAATCTTCAGGAAGCATTCACCAAGGTAATTTGTGATCTTTGGTTTACCTTCCCAATACTTTGCCCTTTCTTCCTTTGGTTGCTCTTTTAAATTTTTACCAAAATTTTTTTCATATGACTTTTCAACTTTAGTTCTATAAACAACCAGTGCTTCCAAAAGTTCTTTATTGTTTACATAATGCTCAGATCTTTCTCTTGTAGGCATAACATTTTTTTAAATTCTGTTTGATTGTCAACATTATACCACAAAAGTAAGGCTTGACACAACTACGTTTCTTGAGTAGAATCACCCTTGTGGTGGTTGTCAGAGACATCTAGCTTATATATTTCTTCTAATTTAATTCTGGCTTCTGCTACAGTTCCTAAGTAACCCATCTTTTTATCTGGAGTTACTTGACCATTTTCATTTCCTAGATCATCATCGTCTTCGTCTAAAGAATCATCTAGGAATTTTTTATAGAATCTGATAATTTCTTTATTAGTAATTTCTGTGATCGTAACTACTTTATCCATGCTCACTGTGTAAACATCTTCATCAGGGATTTTCATCCAAGGTTCTACTTTTACACCAGAAGTTAATCCTCTTCTCACTATTTTCATAATGACAGGATTGCAGAGAATTACTACATTATTGCCATTTGAATCAGTGTCAAGAGAAGCAATAGAGAAGATTTCTTCTCCTGTTACTAACTTTACTACGCAATAGAATTCATCTGTCATTTTCCCTTTAGTGTGATGTTTACAAATTCATAGTTAAATTCCTCTTCATTGTAAATCTTGATTCTTTCAATGAGATGGTTGAGTGTGT